ACGATACAGGCAATACCTTCGCAGGTACCCTATTCGGACGCATTAAGGTCTATGTGGATCCATATTCTATCACGAATACGGATTATATTGTGGTTGGCTATAAGGGATCGTCGCCATATGACGCTGGTCTCTTCTACTGCCCATACGTCCCACTACAGATGGTTCGTGCTATTGATCCAGACAACTACCAACCAAAGGTTGGATTCAAGACTCGCTACGGCATGGTCTCAAATCCATTCGCAGGTGGTACAAATGAAGCACTGAGCGGTGCGTTGACGACAAATACAAATGTCTACTACCGCAAGTTCGCAGTGTTGAATGTCAATCAGTAATATTATTGTAAATTAATAGAAATATTAATGCAAGTGATATTGGGGGGAGCAGCAATGCTCCCCCTTTTTTATGCACTAAATAATTAATCCTTCGAGGAATTCATATGACAGTACTAAACCGCAATCCAATTAACACAGATTTATTGCAAAGCACAAAATTTCAGGTAAACTTTTCAAGGCTACCTGGTGTTACATACTTTTGTAATAGTGCGAATCTGCCAGGATTGTCATTAACTGAAATTCCTATGTCTACGCCATTCGTAGATTTGTATTTGCCTGGAGAAAAGGCAATCTACGATACATTCAATATTACATTTTTAGTCGATGAAGACTTGCGCGCATGGACAGAACTGCATGACTGGATTAGGGGGGCAACATTCCCAACAAACTTCGAAGAGTATATTAGTCTTGCAAGAACACAACCGAATGCAAATATTCGAAGCCCGTACAATCGTCCACCAGTATATTCTGATGCTGCGCTGACAATCTATACAAACAAAAACAATCCAAATTTTAGAGTTAAGATGGTTGATCTTTTCCCAACAACAGTTGGCAGCTTGATATTTTCTTCGGCTGATAGTGCAGAGAATATTATTACAGCAGATGCAACCTTTAGATTCTCTTACTATAACTATGAGAGAATTTGAGTATCCCTTTCATCGACTACATAGTCTATTGTACCCGATTGTAATTACAGTGTCAAATATTGTTAGGGTTGCTTTTATTGTAGGATTATAGTACAATATATGATCCTAACACTTATGTCTTTATATTATGGAAACACCACCACTTGAAGAAATAATGCGGCAGTGGGAAAAAGATAGTAATGTCGATTCGACTGAGCCTGGTAAAGAAATTCTTCGTATCCCATTATTGCATAACAAGTATAACAAATACTTGTCATTACACACGCTATCTGCGCGCAAGTGTTCCTTTGAATTTGATAAAATCAAAAAACTCAAATGGATGTATTACACTGGCAAACTTGACCAAACCGAACTTGATAAACTTGGTTGGGAACCATTTCGGTTTACTCTCAAGTCGGACATCGCTGTGTATATTGATGGCGACGATGACCTGACCAAAATTAAGCGCAAGAAATCTTATCATGAAGAAACAGCAAAGTATTGCGAAAATGTAATGAAAGAATTGAACGCTAGGACATATCAGCTGCGCGCATTCATGGACTGGGAAAAGTTTATTCAGGGTGCGAGATGATTTACACAAAAGACCAATATTTACAATTGATACAACCAAAAAAAGTATCATTTAATGAGTTTTCTAAAAAGATCTCAGTGCTTAACGGCAGTGACAAATCTGGGCAATTCGTTGTTCGTTGCACGCTTGATGAATTTATCAAGAAGGTGAGTAAGAAGCCTGGAGATAATCGACCACAGAATCTGCAATTGTACAAACAAAAACTTTATAAAGCATTAGTAGTTGAACCAGAAGTAACTTTATCGCAGTGGTTTGATAAAGTTGTTTCTGTAGATAAACCAATAGAACACTATTTTCAAATTCCACACTCAGATAAAGTTTTTGTCAATGATACTTTCGTTGGCAGAACTTTATCAAAGTATGGTAGAATTAGCAAAAACATAAACTTCGAACAATTCTACAATACAAAAAAATTACATGCTAATGATTTTGAATATATTTTCGGCTTGATGAAAGTTATGTTCGAAGATTTTAAAATTCGAAACAGTCTGGCATCACCTGCCTTTTTTGCTCATGTTCTAGAGATTGAGAACAGTGACTATAGTCAATTTTGGACTGACTTTATGTTTGGTTGCAATAAAGCCAGTATATTCAATCCAGTCACCTATAAAGCAATTATCGAAAATCTATTTGAAGGAGAGACGCTATTTGCTCCTTGTATGGGATGGAATGCCTATCAGATTGGATTTTATTCCACAAATTGGAAGAAATTTATAGCGACTGATGTAATACCCGAAGTTGTTGCAAATGGTAATAAACTTCATAAATACTGGTCAGACCACGATAATAATTTATTTGATTCTGATAGCAAACAGATTGACTTGTATCTATGTCCGAGTGAAAAATTACAAGAAAGATATAACTTTATTGAGAAGTACAGAGATCAAGTTGATGCGGTGTTGTTTAGTCCGCCATACTATGATCTAGAAATTTATCCAGGAGAAGAACAAAGTATCAATTCATATCCAAAATATACCGATTGGCTTTCTAACTATTGGGAACAAACAGTATTGACAAGCCTAGAAGTCATGCGCCCCAGAGCAAAATTTGGTTTTGTAATATCTAATTACAAGAATGTCCAAGGCGAGTTTACTTCTATTAGCCAAGATATGAAAGCAGTTGCTGAGAAACATTTTAAGTTTCTCAAGCACTACAAAGTGCAATGGGCAGTTCATTCTAGTAAAAGACAACCAAAGAAAACCAGAAACGGCAATTTCGAAGATCTTTGGTTATTTGAGAAAAGATAAAATGATAGAGCATGTTGTTGTTGAAAAAGTAAATAACATTTATGCACAGGTTAATGCTGATGATGGTATCTTGCAAGAGATGTCAGAATTTTTCACCTTCTCAACGCCAGGTTATCAATTTTCACCTGCGTTTAAAAGCCGCCACTGGGACGGAAAGATTCGGCTTTTAAATCTAAAGACCAAACAGAACTATCTTGGTCTTGTTCCGTATATTAAAAAGTTTTGCAAGGACAGCAACTACACTTGCGAGTATATCGATGAAGAACGGGAAGTCTATCCTGTTGACACAAAAAATTTAGCAAGTGCTTTATCACTTCCAATGGAGCCGAGAAATTATCAGTTGCTTGCTTCTAGCGTCGGACTGACAAAGAAAAGAACTGTACTCGTTTCACCCACGGCATCTGGAAAATCATTAATCATTTATATGGTGATTCGCCACCTGTTGAATACAGGTAAGAAGCGTGGATTACTCATTGTTCCTACGATTAACCTCGTCACTCAAATGCATAGTGACTTTCAAAACTACTCATCTATCAATGGATGGGATGTAGAAAAGTATTGTCAAAAGATTTATGGTGGCGAGAGCAAGATTCCCGACAGTGATTTGGTTATCTCTACATGGCAGTCAATCTATGACATGCCAAAGAAATACTTTTCGCAGTTTGATTTTATTATCGGCGATGAAGCACACACATTTAAAGCCAAGTCATTGACTTCTATCATGACCAAGTTAATTAACTGTGATGTGCGTATTGGTACAACAGGTACACTTGATGATAGTAAAGTAAACAAGTTAGTCCTTGAAGGATTGTTTGGTCCGACATTTAAAGTTATTTCTACCAAAGAACTTATTGAACGCAAACAATTAGCCAATTTCAGTATCAAGTGTATTGTATTGAAGTATCCTGAGATTGTATGCAAGACCGTCAAAGGATTTACCTATCAAGATGAAATGGCTTTTCTGGTTCAACATGAAGGTCGAAATCGCTTTATCACTGATCTTGCTTTAAATCTAAAGGGCAATAGTTTAGTTTTATTTACTTATGTTGAGAAACACGGTAAAATACTATACGACTGGATAACTGAAAAAGCAAATGGAAGAAAGGTATTTTTTATTCATGGTGGGGTTGAAGCAGAAGATCGTGATGCAGTGAGATATATTACTGAACAAGAAAACGATGCGATCATTGTAGCAAGTTACGGAACATTCTCAACTGGTGTTAATATCCGCAACCTACATAATATTATATTCTCCTCACCAACAAAGAGTAAGATTCGAGCATTGCAGTCTATCGGTCGCGTACTGCGTTTGGGTGAAAACAAAGACACTGCTACGCTATACGATATCGCTGACGATATGCGATATGGTCCTTATACAAACTTCACGCTGAAGCATTATGAGGAAAGAGTGAAGATTTATAGTGAAGAAAAATTTCCTTTCGTAACTAACAATGTAAGGATATCCTAATGGCAACATCTAAAGAATTAAAATTTGTTCGTTTGAGATCTATTCCTGATGATATTGTCGGATATGTCTCATACAGAGACGATCTAATCATTATAGAAACACCACTTAGAGTTGATATAGAAACTGATTTTCAAGAGCATAGACAGATGTTATCTATGAATGAATATCTACCACAATCGATTATTGATATTCAAGAAGTAGAGTTTTTTGTTGAAGATATTTTGTTGATTGCATCTGTAAAACCAGATTTTGCTGAACACTATGAGTTTGTTGCAGATTTCTTTTATACCAAGAAACATAAGATAAAGACACCACATATAACCAAGAAAAAATCAAAATCAAAAAAGGGTGAAGAACCTTCTTCAGAAAACGAAAGAAATGTCATTTCTATTCTAGATGCATTAGCAAATAAAAAAGATAAACCAGTACACTAATTATGGCAAAAAATCATTATATCAATAATAAAGACTTCCTCAACGAGATGACGAAGTATCGTACATCAATTCAAGAGGCAAAAAGGTTAGGTTCTTTACCAAAACCACAAATCCCAAGATATGTCGCTGAATGCTTTATGAAGATTGCCGAGAATCTTTCGCACAAGCCAAACTTCTTGTCGTATACTTTTAGAGACGAAATGGTCGCTGACGCAATTGAGAACTGCGTTATGTATGTTGACAATTTTGATCCAGCAAAATCTAGTAATCCGTTTGCTTACTTCACTCAAATAACTTACTATGCATTCTTGCGTCGAATTCAAAAAGAGAAGAAACAACTATATGTCAAATACAAATCAACTGAGACTGCTGGAATACTCGATGAGTATGAACTCAATGAAACTGAGGATGGAACTTTCCGTCAATTCGAAATGTATGAAAACATTTCCATATTCATACAAAATTACGAAAACGCTAGAAAAGAAAAGAAAGCCAAGAAAGCCGCAGGAATAGAAAAGTTTGTTGATGAGGATGTAGTTAAGTGAGTAAGATAGCAATACTTGGGGATACTCATTTTGGAATGAGAGGCGATAGCATTGCCTTTCATAATCATTATCGTGAGTTTTATAGTAAACATTTTTTTCCTTATTTGGTGCAACATGGAATTAGGACCATATTTCAATTGGGTGACTTATTTGATCGTCGGAAGTATATTTCTTTTCAATCTCTTGCTCTTAGCCGCAAGTATTTTTTTGATGAGATACATCGGCTTGATCTAGAAATGCATACTCTTCTAGGCAATCATGACATCACATTTAAAAATACTCTGGAGATTAATTCCCCAGAGTTATTGCTTCAAGATTATAAAAATGTGTATGTTTACAATGAACCATGTTCATGGAATGGTATCGATATTATTCCTTGGATATGTAAAGATAACGAGCAACAAATCCTAGAATTTATTCAAAACAGTAACAATGATGTTTGCTTTGGTCATTTTGAATTGTCTGGGTTTGAGATGGATCGTGGTAATGTATGTCATGAAGGTATGGATCCTGCAACATTGAACAAATATGATCTTGTTCTTTCAGGACACTTTCATCATAAGAGTAACAATGGAAGTATTGTATATGTTGGTACTCCAGGTGAAATGACTTGGTCAGATTTTAATGACGAGCGTGGATTCCATATCTATGACACCGAAACTCGTCAGTTAGAGTTTATAAAGAACCCATTACAAATGTTCTATAAGATTCAGTATAACGATGATGAATTGTTTTACAATGATTTGGTAAATGCAGACTATTCTCATCTTACGAATAAGTATGTTAAGATTGTAGTTGAAAAACGCAATAACTCATTTTTGTTTGACACTCTATTAGACACACTTACAAAAGTAAATCCAATAGAGGTTTCAGTCGTTGAGGATTTTTCAGACCTCACTGAAAATGTTGAGGTTGATGTTGACCAAGCAGAAGATACAATATCAATTTTAAACAAGTATGTTGATGGTTTGACTTTACCAGTAGAATCAGATAAAATTAAAACTGTACTGCGTGATGTATACAACGAAGCATTGTCTATGGAGACGCTGTGATTTTATTCAAAAGTGTCAGATATCGAAATTTTCTTTCTACTGGAAATATCTTTACTGAGATTAACTTAAACGAAAATGCTACGACTTTGATCGTTGGTGTAAATGGTGCAGGAAAATCAACTTTCTTGGACGCCATTACATTCTCATTGTTTGGCAAGCCATTCCGCAATATTAACAAACCTCAACTCGTAAACTCAGTCAACGAAAAAGATTGTCTAGTTGAAGTTGAGTTTGATATTGGCAAGAAGTCATATAAAGTCATTCGTGGTATCAAACCAAATGTGTTTGAGATCTATTGCGACGGCGATCTTTTAAACCAAGACGCCAAATCAAAAGATTATCAGGACCATCTTGAAAAGATTATCCTCAAGATGAACTATAAGTCATTCACGCAAATTGTTATTCTCGGATCGACTAACTTTACTCCGTTTATGCAGTTGTCAGCCGCAGACCGTAGAACGGTCATTGAAGATCTATTAGACATTCAGATCTTTTCTGCAATGAATGTGATTGTTAAAAGCAAAATACATACACTCAAAGACGAAGCAGTAAAACTCAAGATTCGAATTGATAATACTAAAGATAAGATTGAACTACACAAGAAACATCTTGACGAACTCAAGAAGAATACAAAAGAAATAGTCGATGCTAAGAAACAAGAAGTAACAGAAAACATAGCATCATTGTTAAATTTTGCAACTGAGGCAACTGATAAAGAAACACAGATTGAAAATCTGCTTACTCAAGTTGAAGACGATGACACTACCAATAGAAAGTTTACAAAGTTAAATCAACTTGAAGCCAAGATTGAAGGTAATATACAGAAACTCGAGAAAGACATCGAGTTCTATTCTGTAAATTCTACTTGTCCAACCTGCGATCAGGATATT